ATTGTTTCGGCCGTCGTATCCTGGAGTGGGGTGATCTACGCAAAAACGTGCATTCCTCACCTGGTTTTCCTTTCATGGTAAATCATACTTCGGAACAGCAACTCATTGAAGACAACCCCACCATTTACACCGACTGGTGGTATGCTATGCAAAAGCGCTCTGTATTGGCTCCTGCGTACGTTTTTCTCAAGAAGGCTTTATATCCCAAAGAGAAGATCGACGATCGACGCCTTCGTATTATACAGGGTTTTCCTGCTCCGTTTATACGTTGCCAACAGCGCTTCGAAAAGAGTTTTTCTGACATCGTTAAAGCTTCTGTCGACAAACATGAATCGCAAATTGGAACTACACCATTCTTTGGAGAATTTCATCATCGTATCCTTAGAATGAAGAACAGGTTTCCACATCAAACAACGTGGTGGTATGACGAAGATGCCACCAATTGGGATCAATCAATCACACCCTGGATGATCGCCGTTTACTATCGTTTGATTTGGGACACCTTGCGGTTTGACCAAAAGACCGCTTCATCTCTAACGCTCCTGCACAATCTATTCCAAAATGTTTGCTATACTGTACTTATCCTCACAGATGGTACTGTGTGTCGCAAGATTGGCGGAAACCCGAGCGGAGGTGGTTCCACAGGCGAAATCAATGCCGTTGTTAACACCTTTATGAAGGCATTGGAGTTCTGGTACCTCAATAGCGAATTTTCTTTAGGTCTCAGTTTAAGGGAGAACGCCGTTTTCAAGACCTACGGCGATGACCGGTTTGGCGTTTACACGTTCAAGCCCGATATGGTCTGGTCTGCTAATTTTTACAAACGTTTTGGCATGACTTTCAGACCTCAAAAGCAAAACTTGCGTACTGGCCCCGCTGGCATTACTTTTTGTGGTGCTTCAGCCGTTTATTGCCTTAACATTGGATTTTTTGTACCTCGTTACGATTTTGATAAGGTTTTTTCCAGTGTTATTTTGCCGCTGAACAAGCCCCCCAGCCCCGAAGATTCACTTCGTAGAGCGTTTGGGATGTTTTCACTCTGTGTATTTTCAAGATTCCGCAGAGTGTTTTTAAAAGCAATATTAGATGCTTGCTCAAGATGGCATGTGCAATGTGATTTACCATCATTTTCACAATATTTAACGGCTTATACTGGTCGTGAGTTTGGTCCTCAATATAA